GAATTGTTGGGCCGTATGAACAAACATCCTTAATTTTTTAATTAAGGTATTGATGTCATCTTTTACAAATGGTATTTCGTTGAAATCTCTTTCCATTTTTGACTCTATTTAAAGTCAATTTAATACCTTTTGTACATATAATCAAGTGACGTTAAATTCTTTCTCCTGTTCCTTGAAATTCATATGTTTTGCGGCGATGGCGAATAGAGTCTGCAGGTCAATCGTAGGTGCGGTGCCATCCATAATCTTGGTGACACTGTCCGGGGATAGATAGGCCAGGGCCAGGTATTTATAAATAGTTCGTTCTGCCTTATGCTCTGTTTTTGCGATTTGTTCAATTGTTGTGCCGCGTTCAAACATTGTTTTATACCGCCAACCGTATGCCAGGGCGCGAATTAGCTGCAAGTTATTTTCTTTTAGCGTCATTACGGTGCGACCGCAGGCCTCAAACTGATTTGTTGAAATGCGATTGTTTATAATAATTGGTCGCTCAATAATAATGTGTTTCCCATCATTACTGACGGATATATCCGCTGGCAATGTGCTATTATTCGGATTTGTGTAACCCGGCGTTTGGAATTCATCTGCAACAGGCGCGATGTTGATATAAAAGGTCATGCGGTTGTTATTATATACGGCCCGGGTCAGCAAAGTTTCTAATAACTGTGTGCGCACGGCATAGGTCATATTTGCAAAGTCTATGGCTTTCCAAGTTTGAATAATATCCGCCGGTATCAGTTGTGATAGGTCGCTATTTAACAGTTCTTGGATTGTGTCACATGTTATGCGTTCTATGTCGCCGGCGGCCAGGTATATGCCCGGTCGGCAATAGTGCCGGGCATCAGACTTCTTGGTGGATTTATTTGTAAACACGTTTCCGGCCATATCAAAAATCTTGCGGTGCAGCATATATTGCCTGTGAAGACATCGCGATGTCTGGCGATTGTTGTTTTGACTCAATAGTTCCTGTGTCTTATTGAATAACTCTTGTGGGATGATACCGTCATGCAGACCGGCATAAGTCTCATTTGTTTTCTTATTTCTGATGCGACCAATATACACCGGATTGCGCAGCAGGTTGTTCAGTGCGTGTTTGCAAAATACTGTGCCGCCCATTGTTTCTCCTTTCTGGGGCGTCCATTGCTTGTTCTTTATATTATTATCAATACACCATTGGTGCAGTTCGTTCAGTGATTCAAATTCGTTATATTTTTCAAAAATGCTGCGCACTATACCCGCCTCAATATGATTGACGACCAGTTTTTTATTTATAACATCATACCCCAGTGGCGGCACCCCGCCGGTCCAGAATCCTTTGGCCTTGGATGCGCGGATTTTATCACGGACTCGTTCGGCGGAGACCTCGCGTTCAAATTGTGCAAACGATAGCAGTACATTCAGCGTCAGTTTGCCCATTGACGTAGATGTGTCAAACGCCTGGGTGATGGACACAAAATTACAATTATGCCGTTCAAATTCCCGCATCATATTATGAAAGTCCATAATAGAACGCGATAGCCTGTCCACCTTGTAGACCACTACCACTTGGATGAGGCCGTTGGAAATATCATCCAACATTTGTTTCAGGGCCGGTCGCTCCATCGTGCCACCCGATATTCCACCATCGCTATAGGTTTTATAATGCTCCCAACCCTGAAAAGATTGCGAGAGAATGTAATTTCGGCAGGCTTCTTCCTGGTTGTGAAGCGAATTAAATTCTAACTCTAATCCCTTTTCGGTTGATTTTCGTGTATAAATCGCGCATTTAATCTTGGCCATTTGTGATTCCTTTATTGTTTAATCCAAAGAAATCAGTGCCGGATACTTTCATTCCGATCATGGCGTATGCGGCGGCGGATAAACTGTGGTATGCGTTGCCGTTATATTCAAATCGATTATCGGCAATCACGCGCAGAGTAAACAGTTGACCCTTGTATGTTTTGCGAATAAGTGTCCCCGGCTTTAAGTCATATTTTATTTTACGGGCACTTTTTAGGTGTTCGTCTGGTGCCTTGGCATATTTATTCAAACGAGTAATGTATTTTTGTGCCAGATGACATTTATGCCGCATACACTGAATCCGGTACCATAATGGCCGAATAAGATTCTTTGGCGATAAATTCGTCGGATTATGGGTAATTTGCATCCACAACAGTGGTAATTGATTCTTTGGAATTGCGCGCAGTTCGTCATATGTTTCCGGTATTTTCATCGCGTTTCCTTGTATTAGGTTACGCAATGAATGATTATGTTTACGCGTAAGTCAAATGAAATAGATTGAAAATAATGTGCAGTTGACCTAAGTGGCGGAATTTAGTATACATTCAACAAGATTTATATGATGGAATAAGATAATGAATAAAGAAAATAACGATTTTTTTATAAACGATAAGTTGGGTATAAAACCTTATGTAATGGATTTTGCCAATTTGGTAAAACAAGAGACGTATACCGAAGGAGGCTGTTCTAGAGTTTATTCTATTTCTGCTGAGTTTGGAGGAGGAAAAACATTCTTTTGTGATGCTTTGCAGCATGTTTTAAACCAAGATTCTGTCCCTGTGGCCAAATTAAACATATGGGAGATGGATTTTTATGATAGCCCGTTAATACCATTATTAATTAAAATAAAAGATATTTATGAACAAAACAATTTTAAACATAGTTTTAAAGAAAAATTACAGGCTATATGGTGTGGTATAAAGTCTTTATCTATAGTACCTATAAAATTGGCTTTTAGAGCGCACGGATTTGATATAGATCAATTTATAGACGTTTACGAGAAATTGAGTAATAAGTCGGATATATATGATAATTATCAAGAATATGAATCAGAAATAACCAAACTTAAAGGATTTTTGGGCAAATGGGCGAGGCGAGCTAGCCAACCAATCGTTGTGATTATAGATGAATTAGATCGTTGCCGGCCAGATTATGCTGTTAAAACGCTGGAAATATTGAAACATTTTTTTGATATACCCGGTTTTGTATTCATATTGGCAATAGACGAAGAGCAACTAAAAAGTTCAGTAAAAACATTATTCGGCACAGAAAAGTTTGATGGGTATAAACGCAAGTTTATAAATAATTTATTTCTATTGCCGAAACCGGACAAAGAAAAGTTTACAAATTACTTGTATGAAAAGAGTGGCATTAATTCCATCATAGAAAAAATAGAAAAGTCTGAAAAAGACTTAGTGTTTAAGGCAAGAAGGGATAAGTACAAAGATTATATAAATCAGCATTTTATGGGTATAGATAATGCTCAGAAGATTAAAGAAATCGAGCATTTCAATGAGTTACAAACTTGTAAATCAATAGTTATCAGATATTTCGCTGCATATAGCATATGGTTTCAGTTTTCTTTGCGTCAAATGGAACAGGTATTTGACCGATTGGTATTATTTACAAAAGAAATATCAGGAAGTAGTGAGTTTTTCTCGCCAGATTTAGCGGTATTTTTGGTTTGTTTGCATGAGTTTGATTTGAAATTATTTGAAATATTAAAAAGTTCACAAGATAAGGTTTATGGTAGACACGGAGGAGTTTTATATAATATTTATGCTCAGACCAATAAAGATTCATATGCTTATAAATTATATGGTGATAAAGCTATCGAACGCTTTGGTGAATTAAAAAGAAGCATTGTACAGACAGTTCCGTTAGTGGATACGTTTTCTGGAATGTCTGTAGGAAATGACAGCTATGTAAAATATATAATAGATAACCTTGACCGATTTTTTAAGGTTGAAGATGGACAGGATGTTTCACTTAAATGGTTGCTGGAAACAGAGATTTGTGGGCAATGCAACATAATGAATAATAATAAGCGAATTGCTTTGGTTCAACATGATCGACGTGAAGAAAGGTGGAAAAAAATTCCAGATGACATTGTGCCTGATTTTAACCTAGAAAAATTTAGAAACAGCTATTTTGAAAAAATGAATTTCTTGTCAAATTTTTCTTAGTTTATCCCACATTAAACCACTTCTTGGCGATCTGGCGCAGGTGCGTCGGGTCGCTTTTTTCTAAATCACGGACAAATTCATCAAGTTTATTGCCAAGATTATTAGTCTTCATTGCTTTTAAACATGCCAGTACAATTGTCGCGTTATCTGCATTTGGCGGCAGGGTTATGGTGATATTCGGGTATTTTGGCATTTTTTTTGCCTCCTTTTTTGGTTGTGCCAATTACTGCTTACATTTTGGTCAAAGTCAACTTATTAAATTACCCCAGAATTTCTGCGCGTGGACAGCCATATCTTGCCTTGGACCAGGCGTATTGTACGCCGTGGGCAAAAGCATCGCATTGGTCTTTGAATGTGACACTTGGAAAATTCAGTAATTCGTGTTTGAAGTCCGCCCACCATGGACCGGTAACAGACGGAAATAAAACCGTGCCATTTTCGATATAAACGGTTATTCCAGAAAATCTGGTGACTTTATCTGTGTCGGGTGCAACAGCCTTTATTCGTCCGGTATATTTAATTAATGTATTCAAATGTTGAATTAGTTGTGTTCCAGATGATGCATCCTCTATGACAAGATTTACCGCGCCTGATTTTGGAAATTTAGATCTGTATTCTTGATACAGGCTTTCGACTTTTTTCACCAGTTCTGGGAACTTCAATCGTTCGCGACATACGTCCAGAACGTATATTTTTTTATTGCACCGATCCACCCCCAGAATTACAAATGCGGAATAAGCGTTTGTGATATCGGTTTTAGATGCGGTGTCACATGCAATGACAATTTCTGTAAATGGCGGTAAGTCACCATTATAGTAATTCATCCATTCCTCTTGGACCAAGTTGCCGGCGGCCGGGGCGGGTAATTGCTGATATTGTCCGGCGAATACATATTCACCCTGGGCGCGGCGTATATCGCAAATAACATCCATATTTTCACGCGCGGGGTGCAACAGTTCGCCCTTTTTCCTTGTAATGGTATGTGTTTTCTGACGTATCCGGTCGGTATATGTCCATGTCTCATCTGTATACGCAATAACCGGCAGGCGGATATGTTTGAAGCCAGCCTTAGATTCCAACAAGAATCCAGTCAAATCAGTTTCATGCAGGCGTTGCATAATCAGGATGATTTTACCGGTTGCTTTGTCGTTCAGGCGCGAACAAAGGGTGGAACCATACCATTCATTGACTTTTTCGCGTTGCGTATCGCTCATGGCGTCGGACGGTTTCAACGGGTCATCAATAATTATCCAATCGGCCCCACGTCCGGTCAGGGTGCCCCCAATAGATGTAGACATGCGTCCGCCACCGCGCGTTGTTTCAAAATCCGATACGTTGCGGCGTATTGGGGCAATACGGGTTTGTGGGAACAAGTTCATATACCATGGTTGCATCATGATACGGCGGCAGTCACTGGCAAATTTTTCCGCCAGTGTATCATTATAACTTACACAGATTATGTGCGCCTCTGGATTGTGGCCCAACAGAAATGCCGGTAATGCGACCGAGCAGATAATAGACTTCATATTACGCGGCGGAATATTGATAATCAGGCGGTTGTTTTTGCCTTCTATCATATCCATAATTTCACTGCATATCAGGTCAATGTGCCAGTTGTCGATATATTGGTCACCAGAAACTTCTGCAAATACTTTTCGGACAAAGGGCTTGAAATCCGTCCGTAAAATAGCATTTAGTAATTCCATATCATGCATTTTTTATCCCATTGATGTATTCGTCCAGTATTTCACGATCGGTGCGACTCATTGCATCTGCTTTGGCCTGTGCGCGGGCCTCTTTCTTGGCGTCTATTTGTAATAGTTGTGGCATCAACAGGCGTAGACTTTTTATGTCCCCGGATGCCGCGTTGTTAGCCAGGCGCAACAACATCGCCTGTTTCTTGGTGATTTTGATGGGAACACCATCAATTGTGGCGGATACTTTTTTGCTAAGTATCGCATCAATCAACCGGTGTGTATCCATAATGCCCCTTGGCCGACCTTTTGGATTCCCGGATTGTCCCGGCTTAAATCGGGTATGAACCGGTGGTTTACAAAATCCAATTTTATAATCAGTTTCATTAGTCATGTTCTTCCCTTTTCTTTGCTAGTAATTCTGAATATGTTTGACCTGTTGCCAGGTTTAAGGCGTCTATTCCAAACAAGTCGTAAAATCGTCGGATTGTTGTATCTATATTCTATACCACGGCATATCCGATGGGCTTTATGGGCGGCAATCAGGGTGCTGCCGGAACCTAAAAAGGTATCCAATACGATTTCGCCACGGTGCGTGACGTCCAATATTGCATCATGCAGCATTTCAACAGGCTTTACGGTCGGATGCATTTTTATATCGCCTTTATGCTTGCCAAATGCGTTTACGCCCGCATAGTTCCATACATTGGTGCGGTATCGACCATGTCGTCCTAATTCAACATTATTGGTATGACTTTCTTTGCCTTTACGGAATATAAGGCAAAGTTCATGTTGCGACCGATAAAGCGAGCCCATGCCGCCCGATGTCTTGACCCAGACACACATATTGATAAAGTTTGTAAATTCAGCTTGCCCCGCGGCCAAAATCTCGGTCAGGTGCCGCCAATCCATAAAATTGTAGTGCAGAGCCCCCGCGCGCGAGAATTTTGCGCACAATGCGAAATTTTGGCGCAGGAATTCGGTGAATTCGTCGGATGACATCTCGCCCGATGCCATGGCGAATTCTTTGTGTTGTATTTTACCGGCACCACACACATGTCCATTGACCGGGACATTAAACGGTGGATCTTGCAATATCATGTCCGCCTGGTCATCCGCCATTAGGGCTTCAAATGTTTCTGGCATCAGGCTGTTGCCACATATAATGCGGTGTGGGCCGATTTGCCATATGTCGCCTGGTTTTGTGACTATTTCATTTTCTGGGACATATGGAACGGCGTTTGTTTTTGCATCGGGCTCTTTTAGGGTGGTCGGGTTAAACATAACGTCCAGTTCAATGCTATCAAACCCGGTGACCGACAGGTCCATGTCCTCACAACTGGATTCTATTTTTTCCAGTTCCAATTTCAGCATTTCTACATTCCAACCACCGTTTTCTGCAATTTTATTGTCGGCCAATCGGTATGCCATTTTCTGGGTCGGGGACAGGTGTGTTAGTCTAATGATTGGGATGATATCCAGTTTCAAAATCCGGGCCGCGGCCACGCGCCCGTGACCGGCAATGATTTCGCCCGCCTCGTCAATCAAGACCGGGTTATTAAAGCCAAATTGTCGTATGGATTCCGCAATCTGTGCGATTTGTTGCTCGGAATGTTCTTTGGCATTATTTGCATACGGCTTGATTTCGCCTATTGCAATCAGTTCTATTTTTAATTTGGTCATTTTTGCCTCTATTCACCAAAAAATTAATAAACCCAACGGCCGCCTGATAATCAGACAGACCCCCGGTTGTTTTTTTTGTTCCATTTTTTTGGTTATAGAAGCCTTAAATAAAGACCTATACAAATTCCTTTGTACGTCTTACATTACACACTGATTGTAAAAATAAGTCAAGAACTTTCTGTGTATAATCAAATTATTATCAATTATCGGGCTAAGTGTAAAAATTCCCGGTCGCCGCCGGGATTAGTATCATAGATTATTCTTAAATTCTTCAATTGCAGATAAAAATTTGGATTTTATTTCTGCGTCGCTAACGATTTTATTGTCCAAGAAATAGAATTTGGCCCAATCTTCATATGGTGGTGTCTTTTGTGGCGATGCCAACATTGGTCGCAACGCCTCAAATAACTGTTTTGCTGTATCTGCAACCAGACCCAATGTTTCAAACCTGTGCAGAATTCTTGCCGGAACAAACCACGGCAGGGCTGTCGTGTCTTCACGGCCAGGTTTTGCAATTCCGGGAATGGTGAATATTTGAATACTTGTATTCAGTGACTCAACAGGGCAATATACAGTTGCGGCACGTGGGGTGTATTTTATATTCAATCCTAAATCAATCAGGTCTTCCAGGAAATTACCTATTTGGTCTGGTGTCACATTTTTATTGCGCGTGGTAAATGCTTTTATCAGATCTTCGCGACTAATGGCATTTTCGGGCGCGTGGGATGTTGTGCTGCGACTGATTGGGGCATCGTCATCGGCCAAATCAATTTTGATATTGCCATTTTCTATACGAATTATACCGCGTTCTATCAGTGTGGTCTTGGTGGTCAGTTGTGGAACAATTAAGCGTTCCCCGTTACCCATGTCGTATACTTCTAATTCGCACAAAGCCAGGCGATGTTGCATGGTCGGCGATGCATTCATGTATTCGGCAATTTTTTCAACACCGCTGCGGATGCCGTCGCCAACAATCATCAACAAAAATTGTGCACAATGAATACTTTGATTAACTGTATCTATAAAATCAGCCTCAGATTCGGGGGCTTGATACCCGGCGGCAACCGGGGCATCAAAAAGACTGTTTTTTGTCTTATGGTATGCCTGATAAATGGTGTTTAGTTTGTCATAGTCCCATTCTTTTACTTCTTTGGCATAGTCCAGAATCTGACCAACAACTTCACGTCGTGCCTCTGGATTATTCCACAATTTGGTTTCCACGATGACCAGATGGCCGTGTTTGCTGATATACAGATTGTCAATTCGCCCGGAATTGTTATCGTCGGTTTTCAGGTGTACTTCGCGCGCAATGCAAATCAGTGGTGCAAATATCGGGGCTATTTCAGCCGTGGGTAAAATAGACGGCGTTTCCTCTAATGCACGTTGCAGCCATTCTTCTTTGAATGTGCTGCTGTTTAACGGAATGCGATTTAACTTTTGTGCACCTTTTTGACCGATAATCACCGGCTGCTTGCTCATTCGCTCTGACATCCTTATATGGCCTTTAATTTTATATTTGTTATATAATTATTAAATCCTTGCACATA